CTATTTTTTTAGTTGCCATTATTTATCTCCTTTTCCTGCAAAGTATCCACCAATAATTCCTATTAGTCCTACTAATGCATTTTGTACTAATGCGATTGCATCTGAGTTAGTTCCAAATTTTTCACCTGTTGTAGACTGTTGTAATAGCATTGAAGCATATTCTCCAATCACTACAAGCCCAATGAAACCTAAAATACCTAGGGTAATTACCCACATTAATTTATCTTTCATTATTTATCCTCTTTTCTTAGCGGGATTGTGATTAGCCATACTATTGTTACTGCAAGTACTGCAATACCAACAATATCTCTTGCTGATCCCGTCAAAGTTAGCCATGCAATAAAGAAGCCCAGGAGGGTGAATGCTTGTGCAATTAATTCCATACCTGCGTCTTTAAACCATTTAGTTAATCCCTTTAGCATTTTGCCTACCAGGTTTATGGCCTTATTGATTATTTTCATTTGTTCCTCCTTATCATTGCCCCTGCAATTTGTGATGCAATGACCACTGGGACAATTACTTCCTGCGCTTTTTCTCTCTGATCGTCTGTCATATCCATACCTAATTCAGAGAAATTAGATAGGAGTTCTATTGGATCCACCGCAAAAACTGCTCCAAGTGGGTCTGCTAAGAATGCTTCTGTTTGTACTTCTGTTACTGCATCTGCTAATGTAAATGGCATTGGGGTATCTCCTGCATCCCCTGCTCTTTCTGCAAACTCAACAAATGCTGCTGCAACAGCAGGGTTTGATTTCATTGTTTCTGCAACCTTTGCAACTTCTGCTGGGGCAATACCAAGGTCTGCTGCAACCTCTGCCTTTGCTTCTTGAGTAAGAGACTTAAGGGTTTGACTTACTGCTGCTGTTTGCTCTACAGAAAGTTTAACTAATTTATTATCCTTGCTTGTAAGGTTTGCAATAACTCCAGATAGATCTTCTGCATTTCCTGTACCCTTTTGTGGGATAAGTGCTGCCAATACTGCATCCTTGATTACTGGATCAATATTTTCTGCTGGCTTAAAGTCTGGTCTTGGAAGTGGTTTAGGTTCTGGGGAAGGCTCTACAGAAGGCTCTGGAGTAGGCTCTGGCTTTGGTTCAGGACTTGGGGCAGGTGTAGGCTTAGGCTCTTCTGGCTTTGGATTATCTGTAGGCTCTGGATTTGGTTTGTCTGTTGGTTCTGGCTTAGGCTCTTCTGGTGGTGTAGGTTTTGGACCTGGTTGTGTTGGCTTTGGATCTGGATTTTCTGTAGAGGTATCACCACTTGGTTTTGGCTCAGGCTTTTCTGTTGGGGGAGCAGAAGGCTTTGGCTTTTCTGGTTCAACAGTAGGCTTTGGCTCTGGTGTAGGTTGATTTGCTGCAGCATTGGCTGCTGCTTGAGCAATTGCTCTTTGAATTTCTCTTTGTGATTGCTCATCATAGTAACGCCATGCGTCATCAATGGCACTATTAACATCAAGGATTGCGTTATTAAAATTAGATATAGCATTATTCTTTTCAAATAAAGCATCTTCTGTATCGTTAACAGCATTTTCATACTCAGATGTTTTATTAGTTAACTCTTGATTATATGAATTTAGTGTTGCAACTGCTTGATTATAAACATTTAGTTTGTCATTATATTCTTGCTGTGCTGCGTTCTTTGCAGCAAGTGCATTGTTGTAGTCGTTGGTTTGTTCTTGTGTTGCTCCAGATCCAGAAGAAAATGTGTTTAGATTACAACTAAAGTTTTGTCCCCAGACCCTTGGATCTCCAGCGTAGTCACATCCTGCGCCAGTCCATCCTCCTGGAATAGCCCAGCCAAGATGGTAGGATCCAGGCCCTCCACCGTTGTACCACCATATCTCCACATCAAAAACCTTATCGCTTGTTACATCATATACAGGAGAATAAGCACTCCAAGTTGTTCCCTGCTCCCGCCAGTTATTAATCGCAAGTTCTCCATCAATATACATTCTAAATCCATCATCTGTATATCCTGCAAATTTTGTTGATGTAAACCATGACGGTACTGTTATTTTTCCAGTAAATTTAACTATAAAGTTTTCATATCTATTACCACAAACTGGACGAGTCATGTAGTTTCCATTTAGTGTTCCACTACATAAGAATTGATCTGTGGCTGCAAGGCCATCAACCCTGATTAAACTATAAACATTGTATGATAAACCAGCACCACCAGCATTATTTAATGCTTGCTGAGCAGTTGATAAATTAATATTTGCTACACCAAGAGCATCATAGGCATTGTTTTTATGTTCAAGGGCTAGGGCTACTGTTGCTGTCTGCCCATCTACATTTGACTGGGCAAGATCCATATCTTCTAAGGCCAAGGCTTCTGCATCTACTGCATCATCGTAGTCTGCAATTGCTGTGTTTCTGACATCCCGCAGATTTTTAGCATACATAAACTTATTTTCTGCTATGTCAATCATATTAATTAGACCATTTTTATAGTCTAATTTGTCTACTGCGCTATTTAGGTTTTCAATTTGTTTGGCTGCTACTGTAAGTGGGTCATCAGAGTGTGCACCTTCTGGGGACATAAAAAGCCAGCCAAATGCTAAAAGCGTGGCTGCTGTAATGCGTAATAATTTTTTCAAGTGGTGGGTTCTCCTCTTGCTTATTATATCAAATTATTCAATTAAACATAACAATATAACAAAAAAGGGAGCCAAATTAATGGCTCCCCTTAATGTTGGACTAATTACTTAACTAAAGTAACCTTGGCCTTTGGATTCTTTACATTCCACTTCTTTGCAAGTGCATTGAAAGCATCCTTAATTGACTTAAGTGCTGTAGCATTATCTGCTGTTAACTTAGCAATAGTTGCATCCTTATCAAGGACAACCTTATCATTTGCAGCCTTTACATCAGCAGCAGCCTTATCAGCAGCAACCTTTGCATCTGCAAGTGCCTTTGCTGAAGCAGCCTTTTCTGCTGCAAGAGCAGCATCTGAAGCAACCTTAGCAGCAGCAGCATCTGCAGCAGCCTTTACCACTGCAGCATCTGAAACTGCCTTAGCAGCATTTGCTGCATCTGTTGCAGCCTTTGCAGCAGCAAGTTCTGATACAAGATCACGAACTGTGATTTCTGCAAACGGCGCAAGTGCACGAGCAGGTAAACCAACTACATCAGCAGTTGTTGCATCTGATGATGTTGTAGGTGCAAATGTAATTAGTGATCGTGATCCAGTTGCTGGAAGTGTTGCAACAAACTTTGCAACTCCAAAATCTGAAAGTGTAGCACCAGTTGTTCCTGTTGCTGTATCCAATGTTGCTGTAGCAGCAAACACTGTTGCAGTGATTGACTTACCTGATACCTTGTTGCCAAATGTATCTGTTGCAGTCACTGTAATATCTTGCTTTGTACCAGCAGCACCAGCAGCAGGAGCAGATACTGTAAGAGTATTAATCTTACCAGCAGTTCCCTGTACGTAGTATGTAAGTGTTGTTCCACCGTTAGTGATTACAACTGTACCAATTGCTGTTGTCTTTGTGTAGACATAAAATGTTGCTGTTGTTCCTGTACCAGTTGCAATTGTCAAAGATGAAGATCCTGACGTTGCTCCTACTGGTGCAGCAGTTGTGTGTAGTGCAGACACGATTGTTGCGTTTGTTGCTGCAACTGTTACGCTTGTTCCAACATCAACTGTTGCAATAAACTTTAGTGCGTCAGCAGCATCTACTGTATTGTCTGCAGGTACTGGCAATGATGCAGGTGTTGCAATTGCTGAGTTTGTAGTATTTGCTACAGAATCAAGCGATACAGCGACTGTCATTACAGCAGCGTTTGCAGGCGTTGCTACCATTGTGCCCAATGTCATGGCTGCAACCATGGCAAGAGCAATTTTCTTAAATGAATTCATTCTTTCTCCTTGTTAGTTTATCTAGTCCAATGACCAGAATATTAAATTAAATTAAAGCCGTCCAAGAAATCTCTAACATCGTCAGGCATTTTCGGATTATCTAATTCTACCATACGCTGTTCCTTTTCTGCAAGTCGTGCTGAAGTGGACCAGGTATGGACTTCTATTTCTGTATTATTATTCTTTGGTGTATGTGATATTGCTCCAAATACCGCACCAGTTACGGCATCTGAAAGGTCCTTAGATTTTTTACGGGGGTGATCAACACGATTACCCTTCATAATTTTAAGTTCTGACATTTCTTCTAATAGGATAGGTATTCTTGGAATAGACACACGCTCTTCATAAATCATCATAGCCAGATCTTCATAGTGTTTCTTGGCAACAGATACTGTCTCAGTCCTAATTCCAACAGCCTGCAACTCATTTTGAATATCAAATGACTGCCAACGGTCAAATGAAACCATACCAATATTAAAACCTTGTCTACGTAAATTTATAATCCATTGCTTTACTTCAGATAGATTAACTGGGCCCTCTGCTCTTGGTTCCCACCATGCAACTGCATCTACTACTACTATTGGTGCTACTTGTTCGTAGTCTTTAATTACCTGGATATTTACCCATTTATCTACGTGAGCAATTGCTACCGCACACTTATCGTGCTTTTGTGCAAGGTCAGCATGGATGTAATAAGTTTTCTCTGGATCTGGCACAAAGGTTTCATCAAACCTTCTAAATGAATCTAGTGGGTTTCTACTGTTCATACACTTCTCAACCTTGTCAATCTGTTTAAAGAAAGCATCAGATGAGTATGTTGGCATACAAGCAAAACGCATCATGGCATCACCAAGATCAGTATAAAACGCTAGTTTAAAGTCTTCTATCTTGCGGGTTGGGTTTACTTCCCATGTAGGTCTTTTAAATGCGTATACCCTTGGAATTTTGTATTGAAGAATGGTATCTTCATCCCACGAAATTTGAAATTGATTGCCAGGATCTTCATGGGGTAAATCTTCATTCATAATAAACGTGTGTGTTCTTTCAATGGTTTCTTTTTCTGCAATTACGGATTCATATCGTTGAGAAATAAAGTCACCTTGATAACGTGGGAATGAAAGCAAAACAACTTTTCCAAGGTCTGGAAAACGAGAGTCTACTGAACCACGAAATGCTTTATAGATATTATCGGCAGTCTTTCCCTGTTCATTGCCAGATACTACTTCACTTACAAAGCCAGAAATCTCATCAAGGACTGCCATAAGCAAGTTTAAACCCTCATGAGATTCTCTTTCTGAGTGTCCAGAATAAACAGTAATTGCTTTATCAAACTCAATTGAGTCAGCCTTTGCATTATACTTTCCAGCAAACCAAGGTGACTTTTCAATCTTTGTTTTAAAACCTTTAAAGAAAACGTTCTTTGCCTGTTGTGCGTTAACAGCAACGTTAATAATATCAATAGCATCTCCTGCAGGCTTGCCATAATAAATTGCAGGGTCTTTAAGACACAATAGTTTATATACTACATATGCACAGGCTACTGTTGAGATAAAATCTTTTCCAGATCCCTTACCAAGTTGCAGAATTAATTCATTTTTGGTGTATTTATTAAAGTGTTTTGTTCCTTCAACATCCCCCATAATATCTATTACGTCTTCTTTGCGATAGATCTGGCTCATTGCTTCAACAATTTCATATTGAATATTAGATAAAAGCGGTTGACCAAGATAGTCAGGTGACTGGACAAATGTCTTTACATCAACTGGAGTTTCAACAAAGTGATTCTCTTTTAATACTTCAAGAAAATCATTGAACATCGTGGACAACAGTAATCACTTCTCCTTCTTTTGCAATAACGGAAAGTCTTTTCATTATAATGTCACGTACTTCTGGATGCTCTGAAGCAATGTCTCTTAAGATTCCAACAAGAAC